AAGATTGCGTAAACGACGCCCGAGGGTATATATTATTACCTTTAAGGAAATGCCGGGACCGGCGGGGCGCCAACAGGCGCACTGACGGGCCCCGGCGGGCTTGTAGCGAGCGGAAATGGTGCCAACGGCCTTTGATGGTGTGAGGTGCCTAGCGCTGCTACTAAAAGGGGGCGCCAACAGGCGCACCCGCTGCCCGAGCGGAGCGAGGGTGAAATCTGGCGGCGCTTTAGCCGCCTCCGGATGCCGGCTGTGCGGGTCAGCCGGTGAGCGCGCCGCAGGCGAGAGCCAGCCGCAGGCGATTTGCGGCAGTGGCGTTAGCCGACTGCCGCTCTTGGTTTGTTGGCTTTATTTTTTGTGTTACCGTGTGTTGGTTTTTATCCCGTGGATTTCCACGGCTTTTGTGTTTTTATTTTTTTGATTTTTTTTTAGATGATTTCTACCTGCTAGTAGCGTAGCGCCGCCATCGCGCGCAGCGCGGGGCGACCGATAGTGCGAGGCGCACGCGCTTTCCGCTAGCTGTCCACTCGACTGATGCCCGAAGCGGGGGGCGCAGCCGCTCCCGCGAGGGAGTGCTCTGCTTGAGCCTGGCTCTGTATGGCCTCTGTGTGCTTCCTTCTCGGCAGCAACCCCTCCTAGCGCATTAGCTTTCTGTTGTGGCCGGCTGGTTACTACTACTTTTGCTCACCGCTGATACCCCTGCTTTTCTAGGCTTTCTTTACAAGAAACTGGAGAGAGACACAGGACTTATGGTATACTGTTTTTTATTCTAGGAGGATTATATGGGCAAATTGAATTTACTGTTACAGTCTCGAAAATTTTGGTCTCTTATATTGTCATTGGTCACGGTGTTTACTGCCTATAATACAGGCAATTTGAGTGGCGCTGATGCTGTGAATGCTGCTGTTGTGGCGTGTGCGGCTTTTAGCATTGCTACGGGTATTGAGGATGGCAAATAGTGTCTGCTGAAACTGAGATTGAAACAGATAAACAATCTCTTGAAACCGTAGATAAAGACTGGCTTTGGAAAAAGGGAGCTAGCGGAAATCCTAAGGGACGACCGAAAATGAACCACTCTATTGCTGAACAAGTGCGAATGATTGGTGCAGAAATTCCCTCTAAATCTAAGGATACTCGAATGAGAAGTATTCTACTGAGACTTTTCCGTGACGCTAGGAACGGTAAGACTGCTGCGGCACAAGTGCTTCTCGACCGAGCCTACGGTAAGCCTGCGCAACCGATAGGCGGCTCCGACGATTTGGGCCCAATCATCATTGAGGCCATCAAGGGATATAACTATGACACTTCGATTGCCTCGCTTGCGCCCGGACCAATGGACGATAGCATCGGCGAACTCGAGGGTGACAGTCCTGGCGATGGGGAGGAGATGGGGTAAGACTACTCTTGCCGGCGCTCTTGCGTGTGCCGCCGCTGCAAGCGGCGCTAATGTTGGTTGGGTCGCCCCAACCTACGCTAACTCGCGTCCGCTTTGGAGATTTCTTGAGCACGCCGTCTCGTCAGAGAGGCGTGCGCTCCTTCGAAGGAATGATCGGAGTGTTGAGTTCAAACGGTCTGGGCGTGTGTCGATCTATACTGCGGACAATGACATTGCTTTGCGCGGTGAGAGTTTTGACCTGGTGATTGTGGATGAGGCGGCGCGCGTAAAGGAGGAAACCTACACGGATGTGTTGCTTCCTACTTTGGCCGACCGGGACGGGCGGGTCTTTCTTATGAGCACGCCGCGTGGGCGGAATTGGTTTTGGAGGGAGTGGGTGCGGGGTCAGTCGCAGACTGACGCGTGTCGGAGTTTTACCGCACCCTCCCGTGATAATCCTTTGGATAGTATTAAGCGGGCAGCGGAGCTAGCCCGCGGCATGGTGAGCGAGCGAACCTACCGGCAGGAATGGTTGGCGGAATTTGTGTCCGACGGAGGCGGTGTCTTTCGGGGAGTGGAGGCGTGTGTGTCCGTGGCCGAGACCAAGCCGCAGGCTGGCGAGGCCTACATTTGCGGTGTTGATTGGGGTCGAACGCACGACGCGACGGTATTCGTTGTGATGAACGCAACCTCTGGTAAGATGGTTGCGATTGAGCGGTGGGTGGAGACCGAGTATGTCCGGCAACTTGAGCGGATGTCGCGTTTGTATGAGGAATGGAAACCGTATGTGATTGTTGCGGAACGCAACGCAATGGGTGGTCCGTTGGTTGAGTTGTTGCAGGAAAAGAATTTTCCTGTGGAGAGTTTTGCGATGACTTCGGTTAGCAAACCGGTGTTGATCGACGCGCTCGCGCTTGCGATAGAGCGCGGCGATATTGGTCTGCTCGAGGACGCGACACTCCTGGGGGAGTTGGTGGCGTATGAGAGTGAGCGGACACCGACGGGCGCTGTAAGGTACAGTGCCCCCGGTGGTATGTTCGATGACTGCGTTATAGCCACCGCGCTAGCGTGGCGGGCTTGTCATCGAGCAGGCGGCGGCATTGTGTTTGAAGTTTGAGGCCGCAGGCCGTCGGGGGCGGTGTGGGAGCCGCGCCGTACCAACAGGTACGCGCGGCGGGGAGGGGACCGACGCGGGAGCCGCCCCAGCGGCGATGCGGCGGGCACCGGGGAGGGCGGAAGGGCAAAGTGCGAGGAGGGAGGTGCTGCGGACGGGATGAGCGGCCAGCCCCCTGCCGGACGCGAGCTAGCGAGCGGCTGGAGGGGGGTGAGCCAAGAGGGGGTGGGCGAGGCTGAAGCCGGAGGCGTTCCTGATTGGCTTCGTATTTATTATGGGGGTATGTTATGTGTGCATCTAAGGTTGTGAATTTGGGGCCAGCCGGCATGGCCGGCAAGTCAGTTATTTCCATTCCGGAATGGGCTGAGCAGATGGTGCGGGAAGGTGAGAACCGGTCCGGCAACATGGTTGGGGCTTATGTGAAGTCCCCGCAGATTTACCGGGCGGTACAACTGCGGGCGAACGCAGTGAGCGGTGTGCCGTTCGTAGTGCGAACGGCAGACGGGGAATTAGCAGACTGGCCGTTCAGCCAGTCGCTTCCGGATTTGCTTTACCAGCTCGAGTGTTCGATGATGGTGTTCGGAGCGGGGTATTTATTGAAATTGCGGGCGCGCGTCGGAGACGCAAAGACCGCCGGCCTTCAATGGTTGAACCCCGGAACGGTGGAGGTCGCGCGCCAGCGCGATCGACTGGTCTTTCACCAGAAGGTGAATGCAGAAACATACGGGCCCTGGGACCAGGACCGGATGCTTTATGTCCGTGAGTTTAGTTTTCAGGACGAGGTGGGGCCGGGGCTTGCCCCGGCTAAGGTCGCGCGTGGCGCGGCCGAGATGCGCATGAGCATGACCGAGTTCGTGAATGGGTTTTTCGGGTCAGGGGCGCAGCCCATGATGCTCTTGACTTTAGGTGGCAATCCTGCCACCGCTGAGATTGAGCGGACGGAGAGATTTTTCCGGCGCGCGATTTCCGGTGTCCGGAACGCGTGGCGCGTGTTGGCCACGCGGACGGATGTGAAGGTTGAGCCGATTACTCCGGAACTCCGGAGTATGGCGATGCCTGATCTCGAGAAGTGGTCTTTGCGTGAGATTGCCGCGGCCTTTGGTATTCCGCTTTCTGTGTTGACTTCGGATAGTGCCAACTATGCGACGGCTCAGAGTGATAAGCGTTTGTTTTACGAAGGGACTGTCAAGGCCCGCTTGGGTTTGTATGAGGCGGCTTTCAACTCGCAGTGCTTGAGTGATCTTGGTTTGAGCCTTCGGTTTAGCACGGAGAGTTTGAGCATGTTCCAGGCTGACGATAGTCAGCGTGCCAGCACGCTTGGCTTGCTGGTCAAGGCCGGTCTGCCGCTGCGCGAGGCAATGCTGATTGTTGGTTATGCGGTAGAGGATGTCACGGGTGGAGATGCCACTGTGCCTACGGTGTCTACTGGTCCGGCGCCTGATGCTAACCAGGTGAATACGAGTGCGGTGTCTGCTCGCCCGGGGGAAGCTAACTATTAGGCGTGGGTAGTGGCGGGTTGAGCTTTCCACCCACCACCCCACCCACCGTCCTGATTGTACCGTGTAGTGTCAAGCTGGCACATAAGGTATAGCTAGCATACTAGATATAGTTTTCATACTGAACTGGGAGACACGCCGCAGGCGTGGCGGAACACGCGGGAGGCCCGCCGCAGGCGGGGCGGAACGCGTCGGGGGCGGGAGACCGGCGGAACGCCGGGCGGAACGCTGGGGGAGCCGGGAGACCGGCCGTAGGCCGGGCGGAACGGCGGGGGCGGCGGGAGCCAGCGCGTAGCCGCTGGCGGAACGCCGGGGGTCTTTTGTAGCGACCGGAAGCCGACCGCCGCCGGCGAGGCGGCGCGAGGGAGCGGGAGAAAGGAGCGCACCGGCGCGTGCGTGCCCGAGCCTAATGGCGAGGGCAGATACGCACGGAAGTCGCCGGGGTGCGATGCGCGGGCGCACCGAAGCGGTGCGGTATCGCGTGTGCCGCGTAGGCACTAAAGGCCGAAGGCCGATGAAGCGGAGGTGGCGAAGGGCCACTACTGCGTGGCGCGTAATCGCGCCACTATTTGTTTAAGGGGTGGTGGTCGGGGGCGTGGGGGTTTTAGAGCGGAGCCCTGCCACGGGCGGAGCGAGCGCGGTGCTTGTAGGCGGAAGCCGGACCCGCGCCAACGGAGGAAACGGAAGAAACGGAGGAAGTGTAGCGGAGCCCTGCCACGGGCGGAGCGTGCGCGGAAGTTTGTAGGACCGGAGCCGCTAGGCGGAGGGCCGGACCCGCGCGTGTGATGCGGAGCGCAGCGGAGCCTAGCGAGGCGTAGCCGAGCGTTGCGTGGCGCCGGGGCGCCACTATTTGTTTTAGGGCGGTGGTCGGGGAGGCGGGGGCCCGCGAACCCCTGCCACGGGGTGAGCGCCCGCGGAGTTTGTAGGCGGAAGCCGGACCCGCGGTCTTAAGG